AACACTAGCAGCAGCACCTGAACCGCCACCACCACTAATCTCAATAATAGGAGGATTTGCAGCGTCATATCCTTCACCAGCAGAACCAATAGCGATTGATGTTATACCACCAAACTTAATCTTGCTTTCTGACTTATATGACCACACAGATACACCATTAACCCAACAACCAATCGGACCAAATGATGTGTCATCACGTTTTGATACAGTTTCTATGATACGTGGTATACGTACAAGTTTACGCTGATTACCTGGTAATAGTGCTGATCCAACAAATGGACCTACTTCATAGTTTGGTATACCAGATGATGCAATATAAGAATACTGTGTATTAAAGAATGTATTTTGTACGTTCGTTGTAAAGTCTTGGATAGCAACACTTATACCTTCTTCTGTAGATTTTCCTTTGTTCAAGTCAACAGATAATAAGATATTACCTTGAGGAGAAGCATCAGATGGAGCTGGGATATTATATTCAAATATAGTTTGACTGATACGTGATGTGACGGTAAATGTACCATTGTATACAGTTGGGTTTGCACCGTAGATTGTTACCGAGTCACCAACAAGAAGACCGTGATTATTTGAACAAGTAACAGTAGCAGTCTGATTATTAAGTCCACCTGGTACAATTCCAGTAACGCTAATGAGTTTCTTAACGTTATACAACCAAGAAGTAACTCTTTGGTCTATAGATGTAGATCCTAGAGATGCAACATTTAGTTTGTCACCTGGTAAGTAATATGAACCAGTGTCATTCAATACTGTAGATTTTGCATCTGCAATACCTAAAACACGTAATTTAATCTCATTTGACGCACCCTGATTAACATATACAAAGATATCTGAGAAAATTGTAGTACCAGCATCCCAATCTTCTACCACTCCGTTCTTAGAACGTGTACATTCTATAAACTGGTTGAGTGTTTTTTCCTTATATTGCACTACTTCAGAATCATTGATGCGGATTGTACCGTTTCTTTCTGGCCAACCAATCGTAGAATCCACTGTAATAATCGATTCTGTTGTAGATAATGGTTCAACAAGCGTAGTTTTATACGGAATTGTGAACGTTCCTAGTAAAGTCTCTTCAGATATTGCTAATTCATATACTGTACCCACACCAGTGTTGATGGCAATTACGTTTTCAATCAATGCTGACGCTGCTTGAACTGATGAATCAACAGGGTCAATATACTGCATAAGTTGTGAATCCTGTAGATCTTCAGCAGAACCACTAATTAAGTCAGCACGAAGTACGGTATCTACGTTCCAAGTAGCCGCAGATGGTTTGATAACTTCATCTTTTGGATATGAAACATCAACATTTTCTGAGTATAGCATCTTGAAAAGATACTGAGTTGATATCTTCGTACCTTTAGATGCGTAAAAATCACTAATAGTTTTGATTATTTGCGGAGCATTGACTGTTTCATAATCAATCTCAGCGTTTGGTAGATATTGATTTACATAACGATTGTATAATTCTTTAGCAAATAAGGTATCTAAGTTTTTAATTGCAGCAGATACATTATGTGAAGACTGTACAGTATCTGACTCTTTAGAATATACTTGATTTCCTTTTTGGTCATAACTGGTTACAGCAGAAACACCACGCTTACAATTAACAAAAGCAGATGGTTGATATCCACTTCCTTTACTATGAATAGTAAAACCTGTAATTTCCCCAAAACCAACGTCACAAGATGCTTCTGGAGCAGGAGGAGCAGCAATAAAAACTTGAGGAGGTTCTGTATCTGAGTATCCAGTTCCAAAACTGGTTATATTGATATCAGTAATTTCACCGTTGAATATGGTTGCAACAGCAGTTGCTCCTGTACCACCTATAGGTTCGTTTGCAACATCCTTTCTATTATCAACGATATAAACAGAAGGTGCATCAGTATATCCTTTACCACCAGTTAATAACTCAATATTTGTTACTCTTCCACCAGTTACACTAACATCAAGTATTTGTGCACCCACAGGATCTATGACACGTGCCCTTGGAACAGTCATATAACCTTGACCACCTGATACTACAGTAACACCGTTTACCATACCGTCAGAGTCGATTGTAGCGACTACATTAGCAACAATAGCGTTCTCACCAGTAGGAGGATCTAAGTAAATTAATGGAGGTGATGTATATCCTGAACCTTTAGCGATAACAGTAAATGAATCTGCTTTGATGCTTGTATCGTTTAATAATGGAGAACTTACTTGTGCACCACCTGGATTGATAAATTTGATTGATGGAATTCGATCATATCCACTTCCTGAACTGTCAACTATAAGTTGTGATACACCTTCGAGAGTATCGTCAACTATTGCTCTAATTTGAGCAGTTGTACCTTCTGCATCAGCAGGAGGGTCTACAACAACTGTAGGAGGGTTATTTGCAGAGTAACCTTGTCCCGAAAATAGTAATTGAGTCTCTTTGATACCATTTACAAGTGCTTCCGCAGTTGCATTAGATCCAGTTCCTAAAGTTGATGCAATACTGACTCTAGGAGAAAAACCTAACCTATATCCACTACCACCATCTTTTACAATGACTGCATTTACTTCATCTCCACTAATTTGTGATATAGCAGATGCACCAGAACCAAATTGAGGTGCAATCAATTCTATAGAACGTATAACTATCTCAGTTCCTTCTGCAACCTCTGTTTTGAATATTAACTTGTCTTCAAATATTGTATATTCTTCAAATGGTCTTTTTTCAACTTTATTGACAACTACTATAGTAGAAACAGTAGATAAAGGTGAATAACTATTGCCAGCTTCAAAAAGATGGAACTCTTTACCATTTTTTGCTACAGTAATTGTATCCAGTGTCTTAACTGGTATACTTGTATAACCAATTAGGTATCTAACAGTATTGATAGCACCTGTAAGCTCTCCTGTAGGGGTAAGAGGAGGCGTTACAAGACGTAGTTTATCTCCTTCTACAAAATAGTCTATATTAGGGAATTTGAACTCGTTATTGACGATTACAAGCAAATGTTGTGCACTTGAAGGTGATACTGGATCTCCAAGTAACTTTAATTCAAATTCTGTCTTTACTCCATCAAATTGGTTTGCTATAGGTTCAAATTCTTGTATCTTTCTATCAAATTCCTGTTTATTAACACCTGGCGTAAAAATAATGTCTGGTGAGTGAGTTACACTCGCATAATATATGACTTCATTGTCAATTTGAATAGTTCCGTCTTTTTCTAAGAAATAATTGACATTTTCTGCTATAATATTCTTCTGAGTAGGATCAACTGCCTCTAAAACAGCAGATTTTGATGAAAGGAAGTTTGGATCAAATTCTCCAGATCCAATATCAGCATAACGCAAAATATTCCCAAGAATATCATAGGGTTTACCTGATTTTTCTTGAGATTTATAGTATTGCTCTAAAAAAGCAACAAACTGTGTGTTATCATCTTTTATAAACTCAGGAATCTGATCCTGAATTCTATGTGAGACGGTTACTGCCTTCATCTACTTTATGACCTAGAAGCAAGAGTTAAACTCTGGGAGTTCGTATACTGTAGTTGGATAATCAATAATATTTATCGGAGTTCCATCGAAGTTAATTGCTGTAAAGTCGAATGGGTCAAAAGTAGGAACGTTTGTTCCGTCTATAGTGTAATCGATAGTTTGTACTGTAGGATTGAAAATGGTTGGATCCAAACCAGTTCCAATGTTAATATTTCCAGAGGAAGGAATGATACTAACTGGTATTCTAGTAGTACCGTCAGGTGTACTATGAACGTCAACAGGTCCTACACATACCTGTCCGTTCTTATAATCGACAGTTCCGACATCCTTCTTCAATGTAACCTCAGTTTCATCAACTTTAGTCACCATAATTAATTTTCCGTAACCATCGTCACGAATATTTACTGGAAGTAGTGCAGATGTATCATTTTGTATCAAAGATGACGATGCAATGGAAGTTGCATTGACACCACCCGCTATTGCTAATAACGCTTCAGTGTAACCAGTAGCATAGAATGTACCAGTCTTCACTGTAGAATATCTAGGAGTACAAGAACCATTACTTGTACTTGTAGATCCTGATGTACTACCAGACAAGTCATTAGGATTAGCGATTTCATTATTAAAGTTTACACACTTGGAAAATGTTGATCCAAATGCGAATCCTTCAATATTCATACCAAGTGACATATGTGTCACGTTACCACTGATCGAAGGATCAGAGGAATCTATCATCGATTGATACGCAGATTGGTCAATACGTCCGTTAAATCTTGTTGATTCCGCTTGACTATTGTATTGATCGATAGCCCCCAAAACTCTAGACGCAACTTCATTATTAGATAATGCAGTTTTATTGCCATCAAAGAACGCCCAAGTTTTAGGTCTAATGTAGAGTGTAATGGGATCGACAATAACAGGCTCGATTGCTGCAATGGAATATTTAAGTAAATCAGTCTTGATTCTTTTTTTCGTTGTTGTGTTAAGTAATGCTCCACTTTGTGTTCGGATTGATATGTATACTTTACCATAAACAGGTGGTTGTAATCTTTCTCCACCATATACGGTAACTGATCTAGCAGCAGGATAGACTTTTTTAGTAATGTATTCGTAGTCTGACTCTGTAACTGCTCTATTTTGACTGTTAAATGCCCTTGGAGCATTAAATTTAATACTCAAGGTAGTTTCTATGTCCTCACCATCTTGAGCACCGTCTACAGTCACTAAGGAGATGTTCGCTGCTGGTACATATCTCTGCTCAGAGTCTTGAACTTTACCTATAAATGTAAATTTCTTACAACCATTAGCAGCAGTACCTTCAGTTTTAACATACTCTAGTTTAATAACCTCACCAGATATTAGTTGACGACAGATAACACCATCACCAAATACAACACTATAACGCATATCATCTCCTTCTTCAAGGAAAAATCCACGAGTTGTACCATCAACATCCACAATGTTCTGTACAAGGTTGTATGTGTCAATCTCTTCTGACTGTGTATTGGGTGAAATTGATACTTTTAATAGATCAGTGTCAACTTGATCAGCAGGAATTAGATAACTTCTCTTCTTAACGTCATCAACAATGTATTGATACGTAATTAAGTTACCTTGGTATATCACAACTTTGCTAAAAGTAGCAACACCAGTAGACTGATCTACAGTTGCAACCAAATCAGATGGTAATGTAAAGGTATATCCTGCACCATTAGTAGTAGAAATGAATACATCACCTTTTTTTAAGGTTACAGATGAAGGATATGTTGTTCCAGAACCAATAGTACCAGTTTGAACACTAAATGCGATACACGCTTTTGGTGCTTTTATTGATCTTGGTGTATAATTTAACTGTTTTGCTATCTTAACTACGTTGTCTCTTATTGTTGCTGACTCTAAAAACGCCTCATTCATTGCCATATTAGCATTGAAAGACGCATAGTATGTGTTATATGATAAAACATCAAGTAAGTATGATGCAGCTGAGCCATCAAAATCGTAGTCTGTAAACTCATCTCTTGTACGCAGGTACGATCTTATAGACTCACGTATCTCTGTAAAGTCTAATGATGTTAAATTTGACGGAATTGCTGCCATTTTAAGTACGTTCCAATAGGAAATCTACAGTCTGAGTTATTCTCTCACCAATAATTACATACTCAACTTCAACTTCTAAATTATTATCATCATCAATATTGACATTTACCTGAGATACGGTAATACGTGGTTCAAGTCTGCCAAGTGTATTGACAATTTCTTCTTTAAGTTCTTCTAGCATAAAAATGTCAAAGTTTTCAAATAACATTTGACGTAATCTAGATCCTTTTTCTGGTTGAAAGGGTCTCTCTCCAAACCCTGTCATAACAAGGTTTTTCATTGATTGTTTAATGGAGTTTTCGTTTTTAACTACAGAGAAATCTTCAGTATTAGGATTTGCCTTCATAGACATACTGAAATCACGAAATTGACGTGATAAATTTCTTTCTGCTTTAAAACGATATGCCATTACTTTTTAGAGTCTTCCTTTTTAGACCTTTTCTTTAGGTATTTATCATACCTAGGGTCGGTTATCAGAACATTTTTCCTGAGAAACTCTTCTGAACAATCAGCTGTTAACATAAAATATACTCCCTGTAGTTATATTTAGACGCAAAAATGTTACCCTGCCATTACAGTGGGTGATCCATATGTTACTCTACTACTGCAAGGGTATCCACCATATCCAGCAGGAGCACCAAGTTTATCAGTTACTCTTCCTATTGGAAGTTTAAAAGCTAATACAGTTTTAGTTGTTGCGAATAATATACGTGGATGACCAATACCTCCTTGGTCTTCTACAGTCAACAAACTACAAACTATCGGTGTAGGTATAATACACATTGCTTTTCCACACGGACACAAATAATTGATTATATTTGTCGTGGGTGACATATGGGGTGTGAACGTATCACCCATAATCATAATAGGCAATCTATTTACCTGTACCAATGCTCTAGCAGGATTCAACGCACTTAAAGGCACCAAAGGAGTGGGTGGCCATAAACAAGTTTTATTTTTTACCTTGATTGATAATAATATAGGTGGTGAGTTACACGCTTGTGTACTATGAATGGTACT